ACTTTAAATTCATCTTCAACGTGCATTGGCAGTCTTTCTATTAAAACAGGGGTTGGAAACCTGTATCCTAAATGATATTTACCCGGATTCATTTGTGCATAATTAGCCATTACAACTCCACATATATTCTTTTTATTTTATCAAGACCCATATCTCTATGCTTTGGTTTGACAAGCATAATTTGTTTTTCCCAAAGATTGCCATATATATTAGTGTATTTTATAAAATCCCAATTTTCAAGTTTTTTATTGCTGTAGACATATCGCTTTACAATTTTATCTCTATTTTTATATAAGTCATTTCCACTCATTTTTATTACTTCTGGAATATATTGAGATATTTGCGTGTCAATTGGTTTGCCATCTTTTTCTTTTTTATTGTAAAAACTTTTTAAAAGAGGCTCCCAGTCTTTTTTGTTATTATAATTGTCGTATACTGCAATATCATAATCTTTAAAATCTTTTTCATTTCTTGCAAAACTACCTGTTAAATAAAAAATAAATCTATTACCATGTTTTATTTTTAAATTACTAACTATAGAATTAACTACTTCCACCATAACCATCCGATTTATTTAAGTCTGTAAACAAGATAACACCAGAATCTGTTATTGTAACTTCATTTTCTGCTCTTCTCATAATATTAAAGTTTTCATCTAATAATTCAACAGAAAATTTGTGTAAACCCGGAGAAGGATTTATAACATTAAATGTTTTTGCTTGTGCAGATGTACTGCTTAAGTCAACCTCTTGATAAAGTGGACTATTTTGAAAGCCTAATAACCTTAAAGTTCCAACTCTATTTGCACCCTTAGATTGTTCTAAATTTAAGGTAGCAACACAAGTATTGTCTTCAGCTTGACCATCATAAGATTCAGTATCTGATTGAGTAGCTAAAGACAAAGAGTCTGCTGTGCTTGTAGTTTTCCAATAACCCGCTAATGTATTGCCACCAGCAGATGTAATGTTTGCCCCTGCATCAGAATTGTATGTTTCCCAACCATGTTCTCCGCCTTCAAGTAAATCGAATTCTTTCAATAAAAACCACTCATCTGAAGTATATGCTTTTGTATAAAGCCTAACTCCAATTATTCTTTCATCAATCAAGGGATGACCATCAGATTCAGTAATACTTGAGTCGTCTAAATCTGGGTGAGTTATATATAGTTGAACATTTAATATTTCTTCATGTATTTGTAATGGAGAAGAACCTACAGTTGATATTGGCCCTTCTTGATTGCCTTCATAAACAGGTGTTAATCCTATCCAGTAAGAACCATTCCAAAAACCAGAATCGTTTTCTGTTGCGGTAAACCAATAAGCAACTATTATTTTATTTTTATCATTTATTTGACTTGAGGTAGGAGAACTGCTAGTAGCATCATAAAGTTCCATGCTAATTCCAAGATTATCAAACGACCTTAAATGCTGTACGTTATTATACCATCTATCAGATTCATATGCAGCGTCTCCAGTGCTAGTTTGAAAAAAATTTTCATTTATATATCCATACCATTGATTCATGTTTAATATAGATATTGCATTATTATTAAAATGAGTAACTGCTTTAGTTCCAAATTGCGCTCTTCTAACTGTTAAATCATTTGTAGACTTAGCAACAACTTTTAATATTTCATTATTTATTTTTATATAATTACCAACTACAAAATGATTGCCATCATCAACAGTCAACGTAGTTTCTGTTGATAAAAAATTACTACCATCGTTTATTAAAGAGCCGGAAGCATAAAATCCAAACTCTCCAGTTGAAACCCTAAGAACTCCATCAACAGAATAAAAACATGGCCTTGCAACAGCACCTGTTGATTTTCCTAAAAATTGAATTGCGCCTTGGTCTGTATCTTCCCAAACATCAGACCAAACATCACCATTAAGAGTGTATATAAAAACACTTGGGCCAACAGATGAAGTACCTGCTGAATCGTCATACAAACAAAGATAGCTGTCTCCTGATTCAGCCACAAAAGAAGCTCCGTCTGAATTTGCATATCTAGCTTGTGCGCCTCGCCTATCGTGACTAAAAAAGAAAAAACCACTTCCACTAACTTGTGTAAATGTAGAACCATATGCATTTCCATCAATTGCTGGAGCATCAGAATGATTAACAACAGAACCCATAGTTCTAATTAATCCAACTTTGTCAACCATTAAATTTGTTACTTCAACAAACTCATCTTGCGCTATGTCCCTTGGGTCGGAATTATCGTTTATTCCACCATGAAATCCTTCGATTTTATATACATTTTTTGGCATTATCTACCTGAAACCATAAAAGGAGCAAGTGCATTTGCATATTCAGATAACAATTCTTGATATTGCGCTCTATGCATAGCTACTACTTCACTATCTTCATCTTCATTAAAAAAAGTAATTTGTCTTTGTTTAAGTCTCGCGCTAGCACCTAAAACCAATGCGTGTTCTAGCTCGTTTGGAAACTTAGCAACAGAACTATCGCCATGTTCAATTGTTGGATTTTCCATAGAATAATATCTACTTGGATTTGCGCTTGCCGGCTCAGGGTATACATAAACATCATTATCGTTAAAAGTCCACCTTGGAGATTCGTCTGTTGCAAAAAATATACTGTGAGGATTTTGAATTTTTCCTTGTAATGATGCATCTGCATAAACACAGGAAACATATAAATCAGTGGTATCATCAGACTCTCTTCTTTCAACCAATACTATCCTACTGTTTTCAATGTCGCTAGCAATTGGATTTGAGGTTGCATTAGAAGACTTTGTTGCATACTGTATTAAAATATCAGGATTTACTTTATTTATTATATCGCTAGCAGTATCTTGCAAAGCATCTTGAATTGCTTGTTCATTTGCTGAGGCATTATCGCTTCCAACGCTTGCAGTAGCCCCTATTATATCTTCTATTCTTTCTTGAAAATTAGCCATTAGTCATCTGCCCCTGTAGTATTTTCAATAGAACCATTTCTTGTTGTTACAAATACCTGCATTGGATTTGGAATCAAATGAGGCATAGGCTCTTTTGCGCGTGATGTTTCCATATAGTCTTGCTCTATCTTTCTTGCCAATCCCATATGCCCGCTACCAACTTGAAGATTTCCTCCAAGATTTAAAAAATGACCCAAAGTGCAATGTATTGCTGCTGGAATTAGCTGTTGAGGAAGGTCAATCCTACTTGATAAGCTAGTTTTTTCTTCTGGGCTAGCATAGTAATAAACTCGTAGGCCATTATCTGAGCTAGGATTTTTAGTTAAATATAGCTTATGTGTGTCTTGTTGCCATACACCACCACTTGAATATGCTGTTGTTCCACTTGAGGAATCAACTGCTACAGTAAAATTATTATCTGTATTGTATGTTATAGGAAGTCTTTTGCCATTAAGGTAAGATTGTTTTGTTGCAGTAACATAATGACCTTTTATCTCACTAAAAATAACATAATCTCCAGTAGATAAACCATGAGATGCAGATGTTACAAAAGTTGGGCTTTGTGATGTTACATTTGTAATAACGCCATTTGAAACATCTGTTTTGATATAATAACCAATTTTAGATACTTCATCATCATCTACATTAGATATAATTGCTGATTCATCTACAAAAGGAACATCTGTCTGGTCTAGCTCTACCTTATATATTTGCCCAGAGTAATTTGCTTTTGTAAAAATATACTCTTTACCGCTAGCAGTAAATGTTTGTGAGTCTTTTTTACGAACCGCCCTCATTGCGATTTCTTTTATTGCTTGGTCAAAGTATATCTCAATTAAGTTATGAGACACAGGCAGTTCTATTCCACCAGCTATAACCCCAGCATCAATAAGTTCGTATGCTTCTTGGTATCGCATTTTTCTTTCTCTTTTTACGTTTTTTACGAATACGAGATTTTTTAGTGCCTAACGTAGTCATCAACCTAGATGAACCATCGCTAAACTTTGTTGCTCCAGTTCCGTATGTTATGTCTTTCATTCTTAAACCTATTTGAGGGCGGTTGCCCGCCCCCAAACGATTATTAGGTTTAGACCAGCTTTAGAACAGCATGGGTTTGTTCATTACGAACTTCCATACCAACTTCCATTAGCCACTCATCAGTTTGACCATCACGACCATCCTGAACGATGTCCTTACGAAGTTGCATATCGCGACCAGCCAAAGGACGAACTGAAAAGTTCGCAGGGTCAATCGCAATTGCATAATCTTCATATGCACCTTTCAAATAAGGATGTGGAATAAAATCAAGCTCACCAACAGGGCCAACAAACTTACGAACCCTTAATCCGCTTACAGTTTCTTCTCCTGTATCGTAGAAGCCTGTATCAGCAGCTCTTGTAGCGGCAGCTAATCTTACCATCCATTTGTTTGATGCAAACACTGTTTTTCTCATGCTACCAGATACCATGTCCTGAAAAACAAATTCACAAACACTATCTAAAGCATTAAGGCCTCCGCTTCCAGAGTCAAAGTCCCATTGCAAGTTAGTATTGTCATATCCGTTTAAAGATTGTATTGCACCATTAGAACTTCCTAAGCCTAAGCCTTGAAATGTTCTTTTTGGATTTTCAGAACTAGCATCAAGAGAAATAGCTCCATTAGTAAGCATTGCCC